TATCAAGAGAGAATCAAAGAAGAAATTAATTTTGAACCACGAGAACTTCCTGAAAATACAATCAACTTAACTGACTCACTAAAAGAACAAGATGCTGAGGATGCAATTGCATATCTAAAACAGCGAGGGTTTTTCTTAGATGATTTTAACTGGATGTGGTCAAACAGTGAAGGATACAATAGGCGCATAATTATTCCATATACTTGGGAAAACAAAGTTATTGGATATACAGCTAGAAGTATTGATTTAAGGACAGGCAAAGGTAAATATATACAACATGTTGGTAGCAACTATGTTTTTGGAATGGATCAACAAAATAGTGACAGCAAGTTTGCTTTGTTAGTTGAAGGTGTGTTTGATGCTATTCCTTTAGGTGGGCTAGCTGTTTTAACAAATGAAATTAATGATCAAAAAGCAGAAATTATAGATACATTAGGAAGAGAAATAATCGTAGTACCAGATAGAGATAAAGCAGGCAAGCATATGGTTGATGCTGCTATAAAATATGGGTGGAGCGTAGCTTTCACTGATTGGCAAGAAGATATCAAAGACGTAGCAGATGCATGTCTAAGATATGGTAGACTTTATACTTTACGTTCTATATTATGTAACAAACAATCAAATAAATTAAAAATAGAACTATTAAGGAAACGTCATGGAATCTAAGTACTCAGTTGATTTACAAAAACTATTTTTAGAAATAATGTTAGCTGATGCTCAAAGTTTTGTGCGTGTACAAAACATTTATGATTCCATTAACTTTGATAAAAGTTTAAGATCAGCAGCACAATTTATTCAAGAATACAGTAAAAACTATAGTTCATTGCCTACAATTGAACAAGTTAAGGCCAGTGCTGGTGTGAACTTGCAAAAGATTGATGCTGTTGATGATAGCATGGTTGAATGGTTTATGGATGAGTTTGAGTCATTTACACGTCACGAAACATTGTTGCGTGTAATTCTCAAAAGTGCTGATCTTATTGAAAAAGGTGAATATGATCCAATTGAAAAATTAGTTAAGGATGCAGTACAAATATCTTTAACTCGAGATCTAGGAACAGATTACTTCGATGATCCTCGAGCTCGACTTATGAAACTTAAGTCCAATAACGGACAGATGAGTACAGGTTGGCCAACGCTAGATTCAAAGCTATATGGCGGATTTAACAGAGGTGAACTAGAAATATTTGCAGGCGGTTCCGGTGCAGGTAAGAGTTTGTTTATGCAAAACTTAGCTGTTAACTGGATGTTGGCTGGCATTGACGGTGTCTACATAACACTAGAACTTAGTGAAGAACTTTGTTCTATGCGTATTGATAGCATGATCACAGGTGTAGCAACAAAGGAAATCTTCAAAGATCTCGACACTGTTGAGATGAAGATTAAAATGGTTGGCAAGAAGTCTGGTAACCTGCGTATCAAATATATGCCAGCACAGAGCAACGTAAACGATTTACGTGCATATCTAAAAGAGTTACAAGTGCAAACTGGTAATAAAATTGGTTACTTGTGTGTAGACTATCTCGATCTGCTAATGCCAGTTAGCGCAAAAGTAAGTCCAAGCGATCTGTTCGTTAAGGATAAATATGTATCAGAAGAGCTACGTAACTTAGCAAAAGAACTTAACATTGTACTAGTAACAGCATCTCAGCTTAACAGAGGTGCAGTTGAAGAAGTGGAGTTTGATCACAGTCACATCTCGGGTGGTATTTCTAAGATCAATACAGCAGATAACGTATTTGGTATCTTTACAAGTCGCAGTATGAAGGAACAAGGGCGTTATCAATTGCAGTTAATGAAAACACGTAGCTCGAGCGGCGTAGGGCAAAAAGTGGAATTAGAATTTGATTTAAATTCTATGCGTATTATTGATAAC